GCAAGTTATGTGTGATATATGCGTTGCTAAGAATACCAGATCTCCCAATCCTGTTTTTGTTGATTTACCTAGGGCCTTGGATAAGTCCCGCCTATACGGAATATATTCTGCTATTGAGCAAATAAAGAAAGGCAAATTGTATGACCTCCGTTATAAATATAAGGAGTGGTGGATTGATAGTCCTGCTATATGGGTCTTCACTAATACTCGTCCTGATACTAAATTGTTGTCCTCGGATAGGTGGAAAGTTTGGAATATTCAAAACGGTTTCCTTAAAGAATTCTTAGACTTTGAAGAAAGTTCTGAAGAAGAAGACCCAAACCCAATTCCGGGCGTTTATGTTGATCTTACTACGCAATTGGGATTAAATTCATAATTTTTGAAGGCGAAGGTAAACTTCTGTAATAATCAAAAATTATAATAAAAAGTTTAAGTAGTTGGCATTGTTGGCATTATTTGATATGGGAAGGGGACCTTCCACCAACAATTCTATCCAATTAGCCCCCTATAAAGTAGGGGGGCTAACCGCATACAATCTATGGTGACCCTTGTATATAGCGGTTGGGGGGATGGCTCCCGCATAAATCTATCTAAAGATCTTTAAATGAGAGTGTTAATTCTGAGGTTAGCGTAAATGCTAAAGTGCTATGGGAGTTTCCATCAAAAGAACGAACCATTACATACATAGCAATGTTCTCTTTGACTAATTCATTATCTGCCCTGTTGAAATCAAAATTGCATTTTGTTAAATCTATGCTTATAGGGACTTTGACATTTGGAGGACTGCCATTACCAGAATAACTTGTTGACTGGTAAATTTTGTATGTTTTATCGAACATAGGTTTAAAACCACGCCAATCTATAGGTCTAATTGTATCAAGTAAAGTTCCAGTGCAAGGTGTAGCTTGACCTTCGGTTCTGAAAAACTTGAAAGCGGTTGGGTTGGTGGTGGTCGAAATTACATTCTCCTTGTCTTTTAAAACCAGAACACGCACGGCATAATTTTTAGTTGCATCATAATTTCCGTGGTGGGTATTATTTAAGTAAAGAAATCCTTTTAACCAACAAGGTTGGACCGAATTTCCAATTCTACGATTTTCCCAAGATGCTTCACCTGGACCTGCTTGTGAAATCTGAGATAATAAGGTAAAGTGGCAATTATCACTTTCTAGTGAATTAAATGGGATTTTGTTGAGCGTGTAATATACACGTTTTGTCTCCGCTTCTTTGAGCGCTGTCGCCTTTGAAATCTGAACGACTTTCTTAGCAAATGACGTCTTGGAACGTCTGTAATTACGTCTACGACGGTTGTTTCTTGGCTTGTAGGTTTTGGCCATTATAATATTTCCATATATAAAATATTTAGGAATTTCCAGAAATTTTTTTTCTCTGGATACTTTAGGAATGTCTCCGACACTTCCAACTTCCGCTGTTTATGTATGGGATTTGACAATTTCTGCTGAAAAGACTGACGAACACAGTCTCAAAAAAAAGTTTAAAAGCATAGCTAAAAAATGGATATTTCAAAAGGAAGAAGGCGAATCAAATGGTTTTATCCATTATCAATGTCGCTTATCTCTTCACAAAAAAGTTGTTAATCCATTTAGGTTATGTGATGGCCACTGGTCACCCACTTCTTCTAACTCCGCCGAAGATTTTTATGAAGGATATTGTAATAAATATCAGACCCGTATTGAAGGTCCTTGGCGTGATACTGATGAAGAGTTATATGTTCCCCGTCAATTTAGGGGAATAACTTTGAGACCTTGGCAACAAACGGTGCTTCAACGCTCATCCTGTTTTAATGACCGGTTGGTTAATGTGGTTTATGACCCAGATGGCAATTCTGGAAAGTCAACATTAGCAAGCATATCGGAGTTAAAATATGGTGGGATTGATTTACCTCCTTGTAATGATCAGAAAGAACTGATGCAAGTTATGTGTGATATATGCGTTGCTAAGAATACCAGATCTCCCAATCCTGTTTTTGTTGATTTACCTA